ATTGAATCCAACGTAGGATCTAATGTATTTGTGGATTCATATACTGCAAGAACTTTAGAAACATCAGGAACATCTAAAGAAATGTTATCATCTTGAACTCTAAGACCATAGTATTTGTTATATACCAATCCATCATTAATTGAATTACTAGTTCCTGATCCAACAGGACCAGATTCTACCAATTTAGAAAGATTGACAAATTTTAATGCACTTCTCGTAAAATTTTTAACTTTACTTTGAATACCAACTTTTTTGAGAGTTGTATTTACAACTATATTACTTTGTCCAGTATTCAATCCCTTAATTTCTACACCAGTTCCTCCCCCAGTAAGAGTAAATGCATCTGAGGTTACAGTTCCAATTCCACCACCATCATAATGTACTGAATATCTTTCTTGATCAAAAGTTTCATAGAATGAACTTGCAATACCACTTGGAACACTAAATGTCATATCTCCATTTACATTCGTAGATTCTTGAGAAATTTGTTGTGTGATTAATAAATTAGATCCAGAAAGATTAATGGAAGATATATTAGATTCTGGTAGTTCTGCATAAAGATAAGAACGTTCCGTATTTCTTAATTTTCCTATTCGTAAATTTGCACTATAGTTTCCATTAGCTATAGCAGTACCATCAAATACACCACTGACCGAAATAATGGTGGTAATGGTTAATGTTGATAAGTCAGAAGAAACTCCAGTTACACGAGCATATTTTGGATCATCTCCACCTTCGGTAACACTGAGTATATCATTTATTTTTACACCAGAAAATAATTTTCCAGGACTCTTGACAGTAGTACCAGAATCAGAAATCACAACTTCATTAATTCCATTAGAAAACTTTTTAGAGTATAAAACTGCATCAGCAGTGAAATTGTCATTAGATGGAAATCCTGCTTGAGTATCAGACATAGAAACAGATTTTATCTGATCGATTTTATTTGCAGTAAAACTTTTAACTGTTAATGATATTTCATTTCCATTAACAATTAGTTTTTCTCCAGATACAAAAGTTCCCGATGTTTGTCTAAGATTTAAATTGTTTGCACTAGCACCAGCGACTACAAATCCAGTTGCACCACTACTCTTTCCTTTTATAAAAGATGTTGATGGAATTTCTATTGCCGTTACGTTTCTATTGAATACTACGTTCGTATATGTCTGAACGTCATAAAGGTATAAATCCCATTGAGATGATGCATTGGAATATGCAGAATCTGTTAAATTAAATGTATATACTCTAGCAACACCAATTACATTTGATGTTGGAGATGATCCCAACTGACTATGAAGTTCGACAATTCTATTTTCTCTTGGAACACCAGAAACATTATTAACTCTCAATAAACTTCCCATTTCAAATGGAATGTTTGCATTTTCTACTTTTTCAGTATCTCTTGGTTTTTCTACATCTATTGCAGTTTCACCATCAATAGTAACATCATACCCATCAACGTACGCTCTTCCGGGACTTACTTGAAGACACATTAAATCATCGGAAGGAATATTTCCTTGCTCTGTCGTTTCTCCCTCCAAATATAATCCATCATTATCGATTTCATCATTTAAAGAATTCAATGCCTTAATTTGGAATTCGTCCAGAGCATAGTGTCCAGATTCATCAAATGTTCTCTCTGCAATATAATCTCTAATTAAATTGTAAGTGGGTTTGTTTTCAATTTTTTTAATCTTTCCATCATCTACTCTCAATATTTCTACAAAGTCAGTATCTGTAGTGTCTGATAATACTTTTTTTGTGAGAGTTAGTGATATTTTTAATCTATCTGCTCCAGGTGCTGCAAAATTTGTAAATCCCTTTGCATTGTCGTATAAAGATGAATCATCTTTTGCACTCACAAATGTTTCGGATACTTTAAATCCTACTCTATAAGATGGAGTATTTGTATAATAATCTAATATGATTGTTTGCTTGGTGACATTTACAAATGTTCCTCTAATAAAATAAACTCCACTATCAACAGAAGCTGCAGATCCTATAGACGTTGCATCTTGAGATACTAATGATGCAAAAGGAGTTCCTGCATTAATTACCGTATTTCCATATACAACATTTTCAGAGGCAAAAAGAGATTCTCCATCTTGAAATACATCAGTTTCTGAATCGTCACCAGACTCTAAGTAATTTACATAGATTGTCAGATTATCTACATCATTACTTTCGGATGTAAATGCGACATATTGAATAGTTGCGGTAACACCAGAAAGTTGACCAGTAATTTTCTTTCCAATAAAATTATTAATATAAACGGAAACATCTACACCAAGATTAGATGCATTCAACTTGACGGCAGAGAATTGATTATCAAAAGTAACCGATCCAGGAAGAACCATAGATCCTTCTTTAATAATATTCTTACCGAAGGATTCGACTTGGTTTTGTAAAATAGACTGGAGAGTTGTTAATTCTCTAGCTTGAACCGGATATCCTGGTTTAAATAATACTTTATAAAAATCTTTATCTTTATCAAAATCGTCATAATATGGACCGATATTTAAATTTGTTTTTTGTGCCATCTTTTTTAAAATTCCAGGATGATTTTGATGTCTTCTTTTTGCCTTTCGCTACGGGTAACTATTGGTCTGTTATCAATATAGATTATATCTCCCGTCTTTTTATTTATTTCGGGATTTGCAAGTCCACTTGAAAAAGTTACTCCCAAATCAATTTTTTTATTATCAATAATTATATAATTTTCATTAAGGGTAGTATCCACTGTTACTCCAACAGCACCACCTCCAGTGCCAATTGTTATTTGAGATCCAGACACAAATGCATTTATTTTTGATGAAAGATTGCTATCTGTTTGATCTTCATCATTACCAAAAGAAAGAGATCTATCTTGAAAATATTTTAAAACCTGCGTTTCCGTATCGAAAGAAGCAACATAACCCTTTGCAATTACCCCACTACCTTGATTTTGTGTCATTTCATCACCAATTGTTATTGTTGGTGATGTTGTCAATCTTGCTGCATATAATGAAGAAAAACTATTTTCAGTAAAGGTTATTCCAACACCAGAGAATTGTTCTGGATTTTTTACAATTCCAACTTGAGCAAAACTTGTATCAGTTGGAAATTCTTTAGTCGAATCGTCAAATCTTGCATATATTAATACTTTATCTGCCCCTAGTTCTTTATAAATGTCATATCCATGACCTTTTGATGGTGGAATAATTGGTATAAGTTTAGCAGGATCTGATGATCCTCCAAGATTTACAAACCCATAAGTATATCCGTAACCACCATCAGTAACGATTGCGGATGTTATAACACCATTCGTAGCAGTAATAGAAACTTTGGCACCATCTCCGTCACCTAAAATGTCATAAGTTCCTGAGGTATATCCCGAACCACCATCTTCAATATAAACTTTTCTTATTTGATTTGGATTACTTACTGTAGAATTTCCACCATCTCTGATGACTTGAATATCACTGTTTGTAGTTGTTGCCCAATCATTTGGAACTGCAATATATTCTGTAGAATCAAATTTTATAATGTCTGATGGAGAAACGGTAAAAAGATACTTCCATCGATATCCATCATCTACAGGTCCAGCTTGAAATGGTGCTGTACCAGTCGAAGTTGGTTCATATAAAGATCTATTTCCAGAAACGTTAGTTCCAGAAGATCCATTATCAATACAAATGTAAACTCTAAAATCACTATTAATTACATAATAGTTTGCATCATAAAGTCTAGTAGCTCTTGCTATTGGTGATGGATTATTGGAACTATAATCATGCCTATACATGTCAAAAGACGTATTGGATGCCCAATTAATCCTTCTTACCACTCTTCTTACATTTGAAGAAGTCACTTTTTTTCCAAAAAGTGAAGTAGAACTATAGTGAGAAATATATTGTTGATTATCTACTGGATTTGGAACATTGGTGTTCCAAGGATTTTGTCTGCCAAATCCACTTTCTGTAGGATTTGATAATCCCAAAAAAACATAATATGAATCGTTAGAAATAGAGTCTACAAAATTCCCCGCATTTAATATTCTAAATTGATCTGTTACGACAGCAGCCATATTATTGATTTTTTTTAAATATTTATATGATGTTTTTATGAAGGAATGATAATTTTAGGTAATGCACCCGTTGTTCTAATACCAACTGCTCTTCTTTGTATAGATGGATAAGTTGACAATCCAGAGACAATATTTCCAGTGACACCTATTGATATTGGATTTGAAGATCTGGAAAGTCCATCAATTGGATTTGATAATTTTCCCCAAGAATATCTACCAACGGGATTTGTAAATGATCCGGTGGTTTCTAATCCAACTATGCTAGAATCAGATTTTACATTACATGTAATAATTCCAACATTTCCAGAAATAGATAAACTTCCAATATAGTAAATATTATCTAAGAATGTTGTTCCAATACCAACAACTGCAGAATCAGAATCATCAATAGAAGTCACACCATTACCAATTCTAGTATTGTAAATATAGATTGGATATCCAGTTTGTAAACCAACAAAACCACCATCATCATAGATATCAAACTTTATTGCTAAAGGATTAGATCCATTTCCGGATGAGGTTGAGATTCCAGTCACAACACCAGTAAATCCATCAACTTTATTGAAATTGGAAATTAATTCCAAAGATCCAGAAACGTCTGTAGAAATTCCATTTATCACAAGACCATCAAATTTATCAAATCCTCCTGTAGCAGGTAAATCCAAGTCATAATCAAATAACTCTGAATTATCTACAAAAATTTCATTATCAGTTGTTGAAAAATCTTTTATTATGTTAGCAACAGGAAAAACTAGTGATTCGATAGAATCTCTAGTTTTTGGGAAAAATTCCCCATTAATTTTTCTTTCAATTTTTTTCTTTATCCAAACCATCGGTTTTCCATATTCTTCATCAACACCTTGACCTGTGTAAAGATTAGTTTCAAATTTGTCTGAGAATGAAAGATCATAAATAAATCTCTGATCTTGAGTTACTGTTCCTTCAATTTGATTATTTTTCAATACTTGAACAGCATCTCCAACTTCTAAAGTTGCTTTAATTCCAGTAACAAGTTCTGTGTCAGAAGATGAGACACCTCTATAGAAATAAATTTTTACATCATCTTCTGGTAGTGGTGCAGTAGTGAATGCAAATGATGTTCCACCTCCGAATGTATATGCAAAATTTGGTTCTTGTAATACTCCGTTTATAAAAATGATTAAGAAATTACTTAAGTTGAGAGATGAAGTATTGTCAAACTCAAAACTGAGAAGTTCCCCATTGTAATTTAATGGGAACACTTTTCTCGATCCATTTTGCAATCCACTAATACTATCAATATAATCTAAATCACCAAACTGCCATGCAGAAAAATTATCAGAATATACATCAAGAACTGTCAATTCAAAATCACTTAATGGTGATGAAAGTGAAGAATCTGTAACCAGTCCTACAGGTTTAAATACATCACCCCTTTGGAATGAATAACCTTGTCTTGCAATTCTAAAATCCTTAACTTCAAAATAAGTTGATCCTATTCCTGTTGTATTAGTTGGTCCAACATTCACATCAATTAAAAGACCTATTCCAGTATCTGTTGTCGCACCAACACCCAGTCTAGAAACTCCCGTAACTGTAAGATTCTCATATGAAGGATCCGAAACAAATATTTGTGGGTTTATATAACCACTGCCACCAGAATTAACATTAAATGATAATGTTCCACCAATTCCAGTAGTTGCAGTTATGGATGCAACATCACCAACATGACCATCTTCATAAACACTGATACCAATTGAGACTAATCCATTGTATCCAGATCCAAGAACATCTGTAGTACCAAGACCCACAGATACAATAGATCCTCCAGCACCAACAACAGCAGTCACTGAAGCACCTACAAGTGGAGCAAATCCCAATCCTGTAGTAGATCCAAGGGAAACTATAACTCCACCTCTTGGAACTTCATTGACATTTATATCAGACTCACTTGAAAAAATATCTAAAGTATCTGGATTTCTAACACCAGTAAATACAACTGAGGTAATGCCTGCAAAAGTATTTTCTAAAATATCAAAGTTGTTATTACTATTATTTGGTGTTGATGGTGCCTGATAAATGTTATTAATAAAGATTAATCCACTAGATCCAAGTGTGCCTATTCCTGTGGTATTTGCTCCACCAACTTTCAAAGTATAAGTTCTCCCAATTCCAGTAAATTCGTCAGAAATATCATCATAAATTTTATTTCCGTCATAATTGGATTTTAAAAACACTCTTCCACTGAACTCAGAAGTATCAAAATCTATGTTATTATCATTTTTTTCAATTTGAGGATTTCCTCTCGGTGCTTCTGTAAAATATATTTCACCTTCAACAATATTGAAAGATCCTTTATATACCCTTACTGTTGTAGAGTCGATATGTGCACTTGCAGAAGTTCCAACATATCCTCTAATAACTTGCACTAGATTTTCAGTTCCATTATTAGTAATTGGTCCAACATTTGTAGTGCCTAATCCTACATTTATTACACCCATATATTCATTATCTATTTTTAAAATATCTTTTGGATTTATAGTAGAAATTCCACTTAAAGAGAATATAGAATTTCCTACACCAATTTGCCCACCATTTCCACTTAAAGTATGGGTTATTTTTGTTGAAGCAATTGGATGTTGAACAATATTGTCAATAGAAATAATAGACTTACTATTTTGTTCACTCATTGTAAATCTATGAGCATTACCTTCTCCCAAAGAGGTAAATGTAGCTCCAATACCACTATTTGCATCAGATTTAGTTGTTGCTACTTGGAAGCTGTTATCCGTCAATTTGATTGCATATACTGTAGAAGGAAGTTCGCCACTTGGAGTAACCATGGCACTAGTGCCAATACCAACAAAAGTGGAATTTGGAGTATAAATTAATTCTTCACCAGTTCTAAAGAAATGATTTTGAATTGTAAATATACCAGTAGATGGATTTAAAATAGAGGAATTATTTGGATTAAAAGTTTTTGTAAAGATAGGAACTCCATTTGAAGATAATGTAAATTGACTTCTGTTGACTCTATCCCCATTAATTGAATTGTAGAAAAGTTCGTTAACACTTTCAGTAACTTTTCCATAAACTAAATCATTTGGATTATTTACTGAATCAACATCAATATAGAAATTTTTACTGAGAACTGAAAGATTTATTGTTCCTGTCCATTCAGAATCTGGATAAAAATTTATAACAGCATCTGATCCATTGAATTCGCCACCAAATGTTCCTATTCCTGCTGCAGTATCTAAAATATCAATATCAGATATCGACAAGAATGGTGATTGCTGAGTATATACATCAGTTCCGTCATAAATTGCCATTAATTGATGGAGTGCTTTAGTAGATCCAATACTAACTTCAACAAATAATTTGGATGCATTGAATAATGTTGAATCTAATGTTAATATTGTTGTTGATGCAGCAGAAACTGTAGATTCATAATTTGAGGTATAGGTTATACTTCTTTCTGTACCTTGAGTTTGATCATCAGCAAGGAATCTATACGTTCCTATTCCAGTAGAAGTGCTTCCAAATCCAACAATATTTGATCTTATGGTGATTTGATTTGAAGAATCATTTGTATGATATAATGATAAAATTCCTCCAGACAAATCAGAATAAAAAGTTCCTATTTGACTTCCATTTTGACTAGAAAGATTAGAAGTCTCTGCATAATATTCTGATAAAAATGTATTTGATCCATCATGAGAGATATACAGTTTTACAAAATTAATTTCATTGGTCACATTATCTGTGATCTGAGAAGTTACAAATAATGATTCAAAATTATTTGAATCAACTTCAATAATAGAAGTAGATCCTATTCCAGTGCTTTCAATATCTACAGATCCTACTAAATTAATGAAACCAATAGATTCTGTCCCTATTCCAATCGTATTACTATTATAATCTTGCTTAATACTCTTAAGATTATAATCAATATTAAATGGATCATTAGGTGTAAATCTCAAAAATACTTCTTCAAGATCATTTTCTACTAATTCAAAAACTCCATATTGAGAATTTGAATTTGAAAGTGATTCGTTTTCTATAATATAAGAGTTATTTCCATTGTTCAGGAGTGTTATTTCAGAAACTTGAATTTCATTATTATCAACATCAGATATTCTAATCAAATAGTTATCATAAGTATTTGAATCTACCAATTTTGTTATGTTTAAAAATTCTGTAGATTCTGATTCTGAATTTGAAAATATATTAGAAATATCGTCCACAGCAAGAACGTCAACACTATCTTTTATTTCGGTAAAATTAGTAAGTCTCTTTGTTTTTAATTTTATAAATTTGGACGGAGAATTTACATCAATATCAACTACATTGTCAAAGTTATAAATTGCATCTACTCTAAGATTATCAGAAATAATATCTATTACTGTTGTTGTTTCATTAATAAAAGAAGTTATTCCAACATTTTTAGTAACCGATGTTATTCCAGTATCCGCAAAATTCTTTAATCCACTTGTATGAACTAAACTTTCAACATACGACTGCTGATCTTTATATGTAATAGGACTTTTTATTGAATAAGATAAATTTTGATAATAATCATTATTTTCTATAACTTGATAGTCTTCATTCAATTTTCCAATATCATCATTCCATCCAATATCCTTTGTATTGGAATAGTTAATTTCAAATACGGCAGAATTTTCCGTTACTTGACTAATTGTTGCTGTGACACCAGATTCTTTTCCCTTAATAATTTCACCAGAACTTAATTGATAAGATCCACGAACCTTTAGATTATTTCCATTAGTGTCAGTAACGAATAAATCTCTTTCTATACCGTTAGTTATAATTTGTTCACCAATAAAAAACTTTGATATAGATGTCAATACTTCAAATATAGGATAATCATTTTTGTTTATAATGTTTGGTACAGAATTTTGAATTGTAACTGCAATTCCTGTATTTGTTGTCAACTCTGTGGCATCAACTACTACTATATCATTAATACCAACATTTTTGATGTAATTACTAACCTTAAAGAACTTATATCCATAATCGGAAGAGTTAAATCCACTTCCATTTGTCCCAAACTTTGTTATACCTTCAATAAAAACTTCATCTCCGATATTAAATGGTTGTGTTGTAAATGATGTGATTCCATTAATCGTTGGTGTTGTTATTACACATGTAAAAATACCCGTGGAAGATGATTCAACACTTATGATGCTTATTCCATTAGTATTGTCCTTAGTAAATAATTCCACACCATTGTCGGGGAGTCCTGTAGGTTGAGTGATTATATTTACAGAGGATACGGAAGCTCCTGTTATTTCTATATCATAAATTCCACTATCTATAATTTCTCTTGTTTCTGAGTTTACTATAACTAAATTTGGATTGGACGTATATCCATCCCCACCAGATTTAACTGAAATGGAATTGATTGTATTTCCATCTTTTAAAACTATTGAAGGTGATATTGAAGATTGTGGAGATAAAGTTTTATCAGAAGAATATGTAAAGGTATCATTTATAACCCTTATCTGATTTAAATCACCAATCGAATTGGATGAAACTGATACAGATAAATTCAAACCATTTTCAGAAGAAGTTGAACTTAATATCGGAAGTTTTTTATATCCAAATCCACCAGATACAATGTTCAGACTTTTAACTGGACCTGTTGCAGAACTAGATGAAGTAAAATATTCTAATGTATCACATTCGGTAGGAATATAAGAAAGTTTTTCTGGTTTTTTATTTACATTTACTTTGAAAGTAGTTGAACCAATACCACTAATACTATAAGAATTATTGTAAATACTATTCGTATATTTTATAGAAGAATAATTTTGAACATCACTATCTGATTTGAGTATAGTTCCTTCCTTTTCAAGAGTATAGAATAATTCTTCTGGTATTTCAGAATTGTAATTTAAAGTTATGCTTGCTGTAGATGTTACTCCCACAATACCTACACCACTAACTAAAAATTCTGTGGTTGATCCTGCAGAAACAAATTCATTATTAAAATGATTGTCATAAAATATTTTAAATTGATATCCAAAAAGTGAAGAATCTGAAACATCAAATACTAGATTGTTATTTTTTGTGGGAAGTAACTGTGGATTTATTAGGGATAAAGTTTGATTAGATGATCCAGATGAAGCAAAACTTACTATAGTTGGGGGATTATTTTGAGAATCTGAATAAGTAGTGCAAAGATTTATTGTATCTTTATCAATTTTATATACAAAATATTCTTCAGAATCACCATCTTCATAAAGAACTTTATCTCCAGTTTTTAACTGATGATTAATGATTGAAATTTCATTTGTTATTGTATTAATTCCTGTAGAATTAAACCCAATTGGATTGATAACAATATTATCAATTTGTGGTTTGTAAACAACACGAACTTTTGTAGAAGTTCCGATACCAACTGAAAGATTGGGTTGAATATCTAAAGTTATAGTATCACCATTTTGAAGTTCGTGTGAAGTAGAGACAGAAACTGTTACCTCATTTTTTTCAACATCTCCAAATATTTGTGTAAAATTAGATTCCAGTAAATACTCATCATTATCAGACCCATTAGTATGGAAGAACAATTCTGGTGAATTGATGGATGTTTTTAGTCCTATTAAACTTGGAGATCTCTTTACAACATAAAGGTCTGTTGAAGATATATTTGTTGTTACTCCACCATCAGTTGAAATTGCTATCGATGATCCGTTTGCGATAAAAGTGACTTTTTGATTGGTTATAAATGGGTGATTTTCTAAGTAAAATGATTTTGTTGGAATGTCTCTTGTTATGGAAACATCTCCATAATCAAATGTCACGGAACTTGATATCCCACTTATAGTACCAACACCAACAGATTCTTTAGGATTGAAGAAAACTTTATCATCAACTATAGAATCAAATTTTTCAATATTATTATTGGTTACAGTAAATGAATCTGGTAAGAATGTTACCGCAGTTCCTACTGTATGAACTCCAACAGAATTAACTCTCAATATATTTTCATTTCTAGTTATTGCAAGAATTTTTAAGATCTCAGATCCAATTTGAACACTACTTCCAATAGATATTGAATCTGGAATTGGTGAAACATAAATTTCTGTTGATACACCAGATGCAGATGTTGTGGACAAACATCTGCCGGTTGAATATGAAGGAACTATAATTTGATGAGTTCCATTTAATGATGATAAATTAGTTGAAAATCCTGAAATTGTTACGTAATCCAAATTTTTTAAATTATGATTTGGTAGTATTGTTACTTTTGTGGTTGTCGCATTATTCCAAATAAAAATACTATTCAAATATGTTAAAGATTCTACTTCCAAGTTAGTAATGTCTTTTCCTTTTATCGAGGAGACATTTACATCTAGACCACCAGATTCTGAACTTTCTGTCGTAAAGTTTAAGGAATCTCCAACTTTAAAATTATTTCCGGAGTTTACAATTTCAATAGAATCTACGGAACCAGACTTTACGGATAAAATTTCAATTTCTTGCTCTAAAACATCATTTGTTTCATTTACAAAATCATAATCAGCATATTGATCGGAAACTTTATATGGGAAAGTATTTCTTAGTAGATTAGAATTATTGAAATCAAAAGATTGATCTAAATCATTATTGGTTGGTAATTTTGAATGATATTCATTTCCAATAAAATATGGAAATTCTGGATTATTTAAACTATCCAGTGTTGCATGATACACATAAGTTCCCTCTGGAAATTCTGCAGTTTTCTCAAATCTTCCATTATATTCATCAAGATCTCCAGAATTTTTGAAAACATAATCTTCAACAAAAAATCCGTTTGCAAATCCTAAAGGTCTATCAATAACATTGGAAACATCAAGGTCATATCCAGATTCTAAAGACTTTATAGGAGATTGTAAATTTTCAGCATCAGAATGCCCATATGGTCCGTAAATAGGATTTCCATCGAAAGACCACCCAATAATTCCAGAAATTGAACCATCTTCACCAAAAGAAGTTCTAAGATTCTCAAAATACTTTGAAATCTTAAATTGTGTTTTATTCTTTCCTTCTAATAAAACTTCTCCAGAAGTAAATCTAGTTTCATTATCATTCAAAGTTAATTTTCTTACCCTAGCATCCAATATTGCATTGTTTCCTGCAGGAATAATTTTAATTGTTGTATTTTGAGAGTATCCAATACCCTTATTAATAACCTTAACTTCTATTATTTGACCATTGGATACAACAGATCTTAGTTCTGCTCCCAATCCAGATCCTGTAGGATCAGTTATAACTAAATCTGGAACCGAATAATATTCGGAACCAACATAGTTTACAATTACACTTTCTATTTGTCCATTAATAATAACTGGATTTACTTCTGCCAACTTTCCAGTTTTTATTGAAATTGTTGGTTTTTTCTCAAAATTTAAAATAGTTGAACCATAACCAGTTCCTGCTTCATACAAATATGCATCTACAATATTTCCTCTTATAGAAGGTGTAGTGACAATTCTCTCATTTACTTGAGAAGTTGTGCCAAAACCAACTACAGGAATGTAATCAATAGAAACAGATATATCAGGATAACTAAAATATTGATATCCAGATCCAGTACTTAAAAATTTTACATAATTTTTCCTTTCAAAATTTGAAGTGTTTGTTCCACCAATTCCAGCATCGCATAATCTAAAGTTGTCATCATCAATCTTTAATACATAATATTGATTTGATGTCGAAAGTCCAGATATTACTGATGAAGACTCGTACTTTACAAGTTCTTCTGTATTAAATCCATGATTTTTGAAATTAATCAAATTATTAATCGTAGATATTCCCGATATACTAACGGGCAATTTTCTATACTGATAACCAGATCCTTGATCTAAAACTTTAATATAAGAAATTTTATTTTTGGATTTTGCAGTGGAGAATTTATGATTTCCATTAGATCCTGAATAAAATCCTACAGGATTTGACTGTGTAATCTGGTCATCAATAGAATTATATAATTTTATTGTTTTATTATTATCAACTTGGACAAAATATGATGCATTGTTTTCTAAATTATTACTTCCAAATGCACCAATTGAAATGCTATCTTTTCCTAAAGAATTATAAATGACTTCTTCACCATTAATAAAGTTATGATCAGTTAAAAATGTAATTTGATTTGTAGATGTACTAACTCCACCACCGTTAGTAAATTCTCTAGAATCAAAAAATACATCTCTAATTCTTTTTGCTAATACAGGTTCAATTACTGCTCCAGAACCATTTCCACCTTCAATATTGATTGAGACGATTTTATTAATATCATAATCTTGTTCATCTACATAAACTTTTTCAATTCCTCCAGAAATAACAGGTTCGATTTTTGCAAGTGTTCCCTGACTAGAAGAAACTTCTAAAACTGGTGGGTTAATAACATCATATCCAGATCCTTGATTTAATACATCAATGGATGATAATGGTCCATAGTAAATGTTATCTAATGATTTGTAATTATTAATTTCTACACCATTTATCAACATTCCAGTTGATCCTGGAATTGTTTTTTCACCAGTCCCTCTTTCAATATTTTTTTGTAGAGGAAATTTTCTTAAAAGTTTTTGGGACGATATTTCTGAACTTCTCTGTGAATATAATACAAATGTATAAGACCCAAATCCAGAAGTTGGAATAAAGAAAGTTAGATAATTTGATGTTCCAAAAAATGATGGAGATGCAAACAATTTAAATGTTTTTGGATCTGATTGAACTTCGACATAATAACTTTCCCCATCGTCTAAACCAATTAGAGAATCTCCAGAAGAATTATAAACAACTCTGTCTCCAGTCACAAAAGGCACATTCACATCATTTAAAAATAATGAATATGATCCTTCAGAAAGACCTCCAATGTTTGCGGTACTTGAAATTGTTACTTTTTTAGTTGAAGAATCAATATCAAGCCTATGATTACTTATAGAAATACCATCTATCTTTTCAGAAGGTAATGAATTAGTGGCAACATAAGCATATTCAGATTCATCTGTATATAAATTTAAAACATCTGAAAGAATAACACTGTTCCCAAATTCTATACTTTCTGAAGAAGCAGATGACTTATTCAGAATTCTTCTTATATCATAGTTTTTGTTTGAATCTAAGGAAGGAATTCCTTCTAAATCAATAGTATTACTAATGCTATCAACATTAGTAATATATGTAAAAGTAGAAGATTCGACTGTGTTATCAGTAGATCTATCAATAAACTCTACTAAGTCACCAACTTTTAAACTTGATTTATCAATTTTTGAAAATAATATAAATGGGTTAGTAATGCCTGAAACTTGATATCTTGTACTTGTATTGTATATCCAAGAATTTGAAAATATTTCTTTATAATTTTTACCATTATTTCTTACATTATCACCAATATTTTTGACATAAACTATATCTCCTTCATCTACAGAAACAACTTCACTTTTTTGTACTATGTTGTTTATAACTCCAAATATTATTAACTCTACTTTTTTTGTAATATCTCCATTTTCATATGAAAAGTAGGTATCATTAGATCTAACATTATCTCCTTTATTGATAGCACTATCAATCCCACTACATCCAAAAAATTGATTTACACTTTTACTAGTATATGAAATTGAATTTGTACCAGATATAAAAGAACCCGAATCAGAAAAACCAATTGTTGAATCGACAGAAACTACAGATGATCCAATAGAAACTGTTTCTAAAGATTTTGTATTTGGTGTAATAATAAAATTCCCAAATACTGTAGATAGTTCATCATATCCAATGAACAATTCAATTTTGTAAAATTGTTTTCCCTTTACAGTGAATGGTTCAACATAAGAAATAGATGCATTTGTATTTGAATCCGATGTTTTGATTAATGTTTGTCCGATAATTTCTATAGGATTACCAGAGATTGCCTCTGCAATTACAATTTCTCTTCGAATGTAATTTGCTGCTGATGATTTTATCAGGAAATTTTCTAAATTAATTATGTCTGGATTTTCCCCAAAAATAACTTTAAATAATATTTTTATAGATTCATCAGTCCCTTTTGATTCATAAAAATTCTTTGCATTTTTTATGAAATTTCCTACATTAAGTTCTTCTACAAAAGTGACTTCTTCTAGTCCGGGAGTGAACGTATATTTTAATTTCTTATAAAATTCTTTTAAGAAGAGGGAACTTAAATTTTGAATAGATGAATTGGCACTATGAGATTGTGAATCTGTTGACGAAAATACTAATTCATTAGTCAAACTATCATGATAGTTTGTTATTCCACTAAATCCACGAATACAACCAGTAAAACTAGTTGCAGTTATTCCTGTATAAGTTATAATTTCATCATCAATTTTAAGTAATCCATACTGATTTGGAAATCCTTTAGTACTTGAAACTTGAATCGTAGTTTCACTAGAAGTTATATCATTCGATAATATAGTGGAATCGACTATAACTTCTGGGGTTAGATTATCTAACTTTAAATACTGATCTAAGTTATCACTGATATCTACAGGTCCACCTTGATATTCTTGTGAGATGTAATATTGTTTTAAAAATTCAGACGCATTTGGACTCTCTTCCAATATAAAACTTGGAAGTTGATTTTCTACAATTTGCTGAATCTTTACTCTGTTATCAAAACCTGTCTGTATCATATTACTTTCTTATTAAATTTCCGTTTGAATAACTTGAAGTATAAAAATCGTTAATAAATCTTGTTCCAGATATTTCATCACCAGAAGCAATCACATCCCTTAACATATTTATGGTACTATTGTTGATATCCAAAGTCAAATAAAGGTCTCTTAATCCGACTATATCATTTGATTCTGGGAATGCTTGAATCTCAATGACCCCACTACTTAAAGATGTTTCTGTAATGTTTATTGTATTTAAAATAATTTCTCCCTTTTCATAATTAACAGTGCCTACATTTTTGGCAGCAGTCACAACGTTACCATTATCATCAATTTTAAATAATGAAAGAACACCAGTTTTTGCAGATATTGATGCTGGTCTATTCAGAAAAACATTACCAGCTTGAGAGGCACTAGTTATACTTGTTTGTCCTAAATTGACATCTGGAGTATCCCTAAGATATACTGTAGAGGATTCTCCTGATATTTTAAAACCACTGGACTTAATGTTGAGACCTTGTGGTTTTATGTGAAATTGATTACCAAAACACAATTCATATTGTGCGAATTTGTTTAAAACTGGTTTTAAATCTCTACGAATTATAACTTTTGTGATATTTGATGTGATTGCAGTGTTTGTATTGTCAATTACTTGTTGCACTTTACTGTATTTGATTCTCCCACCAAACTTGTTTAAATCCAAAGATTTTGAATAAGAAGTTAAAGAATCTATAACATCTGTTCTTAATGAGTCGGGACTTGATACTTGGGAATTGTTATAATAAACCGCACTATCTAATTCCACATATAGAATCTTCAAATCTACTATTTTCTGATTAATTCCAGAGACTGAATATTTTTTAAGATTGGATAAAATTTGAGATTTATTAAAATCAGAAACAAAAGATCCATTCTTCGGTTTTATGCTTATTTGTACAGTTCCAAATTCTGGTGGATCTAATTCTTCCCCACCAACTACGGATACAGACTCAGTGTCAGGATAGATTGTTTTAATAATTGCCTCATAGTCACTTGATGTAACTGCTCTGTATTGTGAAGAATAAATTCTTGGAGCATAGTATTTGATTGAATTTAGAGATTCAATATCAGATCCATTTTGTGATGTTTGGTTAGTCGTAACTATTATTGTTCCTGGATTTATGATTTGTCCATTATCATCTTCTAAAGTACCAGAGAATGAAAATGATGCGGCACCATTTCCATCTTTTCCATCAGTAACAATGTAATTTGCTGTAATAATATTGCCATCAGAATCAACACCCGTTCCCAATTTCTTTCCAATAAGACCATCTCCAAAAATAAGTTCATATTTTTCATCTTGAACTTCTTGAATAAAATAAACTCTAGAACCTGAATTTATATCAAAAATGTTACTTGATAAATTATATTCAACTCCTCTTCCACTATCAGATTCTTTTTTGATATAAACATTCAAAGTTGATGTGTCAATAAAGGAATTGTTTAATATAAATCTCTGATCCAGAGATCCATCATATTCAAATTGTTTTGTTAAGAATGATCCCTGATAAATTGTAATGTTATTAAATGATGCAATGCCAGAAACTACATTTGCGGTAATATTTTCTGGCACTGCAAATGTATATGATGTGTCATTTACACTTCCAACACACACTATACCTGCCTTTAAGGTCAATGTTTGTGTATTTGAGGGTGCTGTTACATTAAATGATATCTGTGCCTTTGATGCCGTTCTAGAACGGGGTGTATATCCGATATTTCTTGCTAAAGATACAACATTTTCTCTAAGAGTTGCCGAATCCAAAAAGGATTCATTTACAACCATGTTAGAGTTAAATGCTGTGATATAAGTATTATATGCTAAAGTGTCTATTAATACTGAAAAGTTAGATCCTTCAAAGTCAAAATCCGTAAACGTAGAGTTGGCACGGAGATAATCTTTGATAGAAGTTTTTATCTGATCAAAATCTAGATTTGTATACTTTGTAAAAGGCATTTTATCTCGTTGCCTCTAGGAGGAATGAATATTCTTGTGTTGGAAACTCTTGACCTACAATATCAAAGATTACAGTTACATTAAATGTATTAGTATCTGGTTGAGGATCTACTTCAACAACTACATTATCAACTCTTTCTTCAAAATTTTCAATTGCGATTAAGATTTGATCCTGAATAATAGATGCAGTACCAAAATCTACAAATTCAAATAAACTTCTTCTTACATCAGAACCCAACAAAGAGTTAAAAAATCTCTCTGTTGGGATAGTTTCTACAATATTTCTTACCGCACGACGAATCGCATTCTCATTTTTTAGGATAGGTAAGTCTTTTGTCACAGGATGAGGCACAAAAGACAAGCTAATATCCTTAAATGATCTAGATATCCTTTGAACTGCCATTGGTAAAGAGTTTTCTTGATTTATTTATATCTTATTCCTGAAGATTCTTCATCCCAGACTTCAAATCATCGTGCATAATTTCTTGAATCACTCTCTCTTCTGGATCATCATTAGTTTTATGTGGTAATGACCAATAGTCTGAAGTTAAACTTGTTGTTCCCCACACTTCTCTCATAATTTCCTTGTTTCTATCGACTGGTGAATTTCCCATTTTGCTCCTGATTGCTAAAATCAGAACTTTTTGAGGGGTTTCTATCCCTTTTTTTATTTATTTTACCCAAAATCCTTTACGCAAATAATCATTATCAGTAATAAAATGATAATGATCTAAATTTTCTGGTTTTTCATTTTCCCAAACTGGGACTGCTTCTATATTATTATACTTAAA